TAAATCATACTCTACATTATCTGAATAACTTGTATATGAAAATGCAGTAGATGGTGTAGCGTTTAGTCTAAGTTCTATTTGAAAATCAGAATTAGAAATAGCTGATGCTGCAATATCTATTGGCACAATAACAGCATAGGGTCTTGATGATTTTAATCTTATGGTTGCTAAGTTATAATAAGTTCCTGCTGTTGTTAAATTAACGCCTGCAAGAGATGCTGTCCCTATTGATTGTCTAAGTCCTCCAGGAGCATATCCTCCTTCAATCATTGTAGTTGAACATACTTGTTGTAATACCGCAGCACCTGTTAATGTACCTGTTGCTTCTATTTCATATCGAATAGGTAAGTTAGCAGATTGCATATAAACTGTAGATAGATTGTTTGCATTTAAAAATGTATGGGCAACAATAAATTTACCATCTATTACAAAACCAACTCTAACCGAACCCATACCTAACCATTCGAAGTCCATAAATAAAATAGTAGCTTTAGTTGGATCGAGTGTATAACCACTAGCTCCTGTGCCATCTAACTTATCTCCGTTCCAAGCTGACTGTGCAATTGGATCATCAACAGATGCACCAGATGTATAACTTCTTCTTACAATTTGATAACCTGTTCCTGTGTCTTCAAAAAATATTCCGTTATTTGTATCAAACATTCCAACACGTTGTTCTAAATTTTCTTCTTGAGCATTCATTACAAATGTATTTAAATTTAATAATGACTTACCAGGTTGATAACTCATTACTCTTTTAGATTGTCTAATAACTTTATCACCACTAGCTGTAGTTACATTTAAATTAACTGTAGATTTATTTGCGGTATAAGTAACTGTTCCTGATCCAGTTAAGTCTTCATCAAATAAATTATTTTTAGATAATACGTTTGTTGAATCAAATATAGTAAGTGGATTTGATACTCTTAATCTACCAAATGCATCATAAGCAGTAGAGCCATCTCCACCACCTATTACAGTTGGTTCAACATTTACATTGTTGCAAGACATGTTAGCAACCAAACCTCGAATTGAACCAAGTGAATCTTTCTAGTTCTTTTCGTAAATCTTCTTGGTATGAAAAATTTAATTCAGTTTTAATAGTATCGACTGCACGAAGAATTTGTCTTTGGTTTTCGACATCGTATTCTTCTTTTGGTTCTGGTATGTATGAAGTTATTCTAGCCATTATATTTTCTTAAATTCTACATCTATTTTGTTGTAATCAACCATCATATAACCATTAGGATGTTTAACAGATGCCCAAGATACTTCATCTGCCATAACACCTTGATAAGTTGTTGGATTATTTTTGTAATTAAATTTATAAATATTTATATTAGAAGGTGATTTACCAATTAGTTCTATATTTTCTTTTAATCTTTTATCACTAAAACCAAGATTACCTAAACCAGAACTTGTTGCACTTGTTGCACCTCTTCCTGTTCCTGATGATGGTCCGCTTGTAGCACCTGTGTCTCTTCCTCCGCCACCGCCAGATCCAATGCTTGACAGTCCACTAGTTTGTTTTATAATTTTATCTGTTTTTTTTACATCCACACCTCTGTCTTTATCTTTAGCTTCATTTTTCTTTTGTGTTTTCTTAATACGTTCTGCTTCTTTTCTTTCAGCAATTATATCTCTTGCTGTTTGTGCATCTAAAAATTTACGTTTAGCTTGATTTAATATACTTATTGTATCAATTAGATCAGTTGGCTTACCAGTAAATGGATTTATTGGTACAGGACCTGTATATTCTTCATTAAGAGCTTTTTCTATTTGATCTTCACTCATTCCGTATTTTTCTCTTAATGTTTTAGCTATAGTTTCTTTTCTTCTATCAAAAGTTTCTTCCGTTATTTTATTTGCATTATAACCTGCCATTATTCCTTCAGGTGTCTTATAGTTTAAACCGGTTGTTACAACTCTTCCAACGTCGTCTAACATTATTCCTTGACCTAGTAATTCATTTTCTAAAATAGCTCTTCTATGAACAGGAAGAGCATTTGCAATACCACTAACCATACTTTTTGCAGCAAATCCTATTGGATTTACAAGAGCCATTCCTACTTGAACAAGAGGATTAGTTTTTGTTTGATTTATTAATCTTTCAAGTCCCGACATTTTTGCTGGATCTTTTTGTCCAACTCCATAATATTCTGGATATGATTCCATATGTTTTTGTAGTCCTGTTTCAGTAGGATATAAATCCCCTACATATCTACTTTCAGCAGCTTGTCTATAAGAATAAGGATTGTACTGATCAGGAGTTCTAATACTAGGATCTGTTGAATCTACACCATATGGATTAAAACCCCCACCATCACCTCCACCTAAATTATTTTGTGGATATAGTAATGCTAATTGTTCTGGAGTTAATCCTGTTGGTGTTAAAGATTTTTCTATTTCTTGATTAGGAAGCACTGCTGTATATTGTGGTAATGCTCCAAATATACCAGATATATTTGGTAATGGTTGATTTAAATAATCAACCATATTTTGTGGTAATCCAAATCGTCTATCGTATATCATTATCGTCTACCGTCTGGTTTTATATCTACTCTTAATGTTCCATAACGCCAAGTTTCACCTACAGCGTCATTAGCAATTTTGATTGCAAGAAGCCTGCCTCTTGCTCGAGTATCTACCTTATCAGTAGAACTTGTAATTGTAAAGGGGCCAAGAGGTGAGCTTGATGCGGTATCACTTGGATAGTTATTTAATAGTAATGTCACTTTTGAATTACCGGTCAATACCTTAAAATCTGGTATAAATCTACTCATGGACATAATAAACTCACCATCTCCTCTAAGATCAGCAAGACCGGTTGTGCCTCCTAAAGCACTTCTACTTGCAGATATATCAAAGTCTCCTGATTGAATATAGGCATCAATAGAAGTTGTGCCTGATGAATTGATTTGATCGGTTCCGGTTTCATGAGCATAATAAATGGATGCTCCGTATTTTGCAGTAATTCCTTGTATTGGAAAATTAGGTACAGCTGTTTTATTATATTCAGTTGCATATGGTAAATCAAATACACCTGTGTCTACATAAGATGTTCTAGCAAGTGATGAAGTTGTCCAACAGTTTTCTCCGTAGTTAAATGTAACACATCTATCAATTTGTTCTGATCCTGATTTTGCATAAAACCAATTTACTTCATTATATAAAGTATTATGTTCTGCATAAACAATCTGGCCTGCATCATAATTTAAACCTAAATTATCTCCCGTAGTTGTAAACACAAAGTCTTCAACTAAACATGGTATAGATTTAACTGTACCATCGTACATAAAAAATCCACCTTCACCGGACATCCAAAAGACAACACCATTAGAATACGTCAGTGCATGTTGACCAATCAATCCACAGTTAGTACCAACTTGTTTAACTGAAAATGTAAATGGTGGACCAACGAATTGAATTACATAAGCAGAACTATCTGTTAATACTAAAGTATAATCTTTACCTGATACTGCTCCTACAATTTCATTACCTTTATCAACTCTAAATGTCCCTGCTGTATTGGTTGCTGTTGGAGCATACGTATTAAAGTCTTCTTGATTTGAAAATCTTATAAACATTGGATCTTGTGTAGATGGATTACCAATAGTTGTTTCTGTCCCAAAATGAAATACGTGTCTATCTCTATCGGATACTTGTGTCAGTCTAGATGCTGTAGGTGCACCAGTCATAACCGTTGCTCTATTTGCTCTTGGCGTTGCTGCTCCTGCATCCCAAGTAAATGTTCTACCATTGTGAATCGTTGCAACTAATATCTCACCAAAGTTATCTAAACTCCAGATGCCTGGATCCAGGATCACGTTACTTGTTGAACGCTCCGTGCCCCATGCTTCTTCACCCCATAAATAGGTTCCCCAACCATAACCTGCAGATTGAAATGTTGGACCTACATTTATATAAGGCAATATTTCTGCTGATCCAGTTCCAGAAGTTGTACCTGCTGAATTAGATGGCATAGTAATTTCAAAAGTATTTGTAGTTGAGTTTAATACTTCAAATGTATTGTCTGTAAAATCTGTTGTTGCATACCCAGATCCAGTTGGAACGGTAACACTAGAAAAGGTTACATATCGTCCATCTTGTAATCCATGAGCATTTTTGTTTACGGTAACGGTTGGTGAACCGGTTGTTGCATCAAAATCAGCTCCAGTGATTGCTGTATCTAAAGGGGTAATGTCATAAAAGTCTTCACCATAATATAAAAACAAACCTTGTGAGGTACCGATTGCAGTATACTTTTCACCTGCTAAAGATGTCCATGCATGCTGTGCTCTAGCAACCCCTGGTAATGTTTTATATTGTATAGTTAATTGATTCCAACCCCCTATTTTTTCAGGTAGTCCATATCGAAATCGAACAAAATCACCATCGACCCATTGAGACTCGGCTCCGGAATCCGTGACCATCTTGTTAAAACCGGGCTTGAAATTTAGTTTTTGTAGCATATAACCTACTATATAATACTTATGAATATAATGAAAGCGAGAATAATCTGGTTTCCCGAACGTCTATCATACATAGATTTTGACTCATTACAAGATAAAATAGACTGGGATCAGGAGCATTTAGAGACTGTTCGTAAATACATGAAAGAGGATGGATTGTTATTTCCTGCTGTATTTAAAGAGGATGAAATACATTGTGGTCATTATAGATTTAAAGTAGCAAAAGAAATGGGTTATGATGGTATTGAAGCTTATAAAGTCAATACTTATAAAGAAGTTCTACAATTGACTAATTTTAGTGAATTATGTTATAAGCACTACAAAGAATATAAAGAAAAAAACTATGTATGAATCATTAATAGAGGCAACAAAATTTCATGCTGTAAACCAAGATAATTGGATTGGTGAAGCATTAGCAGAATATAAACATAATATTTTTGAAATTATAAAAAATAATAATGTAAAAACCATTTTAGATTATGGTTGTGGTAAAGCAAAATTTCATTCTATTTTATTTAATAATAGAAAGGTTCCAGGTTCACCTATGGGTATAAATATAACTCCATATGATCCTGCGGTTGCACAATTTTCAAATAAACCAACTGGTCAATATGATTTAGTTTTATGTATTGATGTTATGGAACATGTTCAAGAAGATAAAGTTGAAGAAGTATTAAAAGACATATTTACTTATAGTAACAAAGTATTTTTAACTATTACTTGTTATGCTGCTAAACAAATTCTAACTAATGGAAAAAATGCACACTACACTATTAAAGAACCTGATTGGTGGAAAGAAAAACTAAAACCTTATAATGGTAGTTATGTTGTAATATTTCAAACGAAACCTGAAAGAGGTGGTGATGTAGTTAATAAAGAAGAATGGAAGCCAAATAAAACTACGTTAAAAAAATTAGAAAAAAATGATAAAACTTTAGATGAAAGTCAAAAAGAAAAAGCAAAATTATGGCAAGAACCAGAAAAACCCCAACAAGAGTATGCACAGTAACAGGCATGCAAACAAGTGAAAGTAATTTTTACAAAAACCAAAACCATGTAAAAGCTGTAGACAACATAAGGCGTAACACAGGCGCTAGTAAAGAACAGCTTAAGCATATGTTTAATCAATTGAAACAATATTAATTATGGCAAGTATTATAGCAACAAGTATTGATCTTACTAAGATACCCAAAGATAAGATCATAAATGGAAAAAAGGGTAAGTATCTACCAATAACGATAACGTTAAATGATGAAGTAGATCAGTTTGGAAATCAAGGTCCAGTATCTGTACAACAGAGTAAAGAGGAACGTGAAGCCAAGACTGAGAAAGTTTATCTAGGCAACGTTAAAGTTGTGTGGTCTAACGGAGACAATGTAGCACCAGCGCCTAGAGATGGTATGGCTGCTCAAGGTAACGTAGTTACTAACAAGGTAGAAGAAGATCTACCATTCTAGCATGGAGCTATGTGAAATGTGCGGACACGAAATGTCACAGGAAGAATATCAGTACTGTGACACGTGTTCAGATTGTAGAGAACAAGAGTATTAACAATTAAATTAAATTAAATGCAAATAAATGAGATCAACGGGTTTACTATTGAAAAGTTCAATCAGTACGGTCTAGAAAGCGGCAAAAGTCAGGGCATATGTCCTCTTTGTTCCCACACTAGAAAACCTGAAAATAAGAAAGCAAAATGTGCTTCATATGATTGGGATCGTGGTCTCGGCACTTGCCACAACTGCAGCACATCTTTTCAATTACATACATATCAAAGAAAGGGTGCTAGTGAGCGTGTTTATGTAAGACCTGAAGTTACAGAGTTTTTACCAGTTAAAGACAAAGTTACTGAATGGTTTGAAACAAGAGGTATAACTCAAAAGACCTTAGATGATTTAAAAGTCGGACAAGGTCCTGAGTATATGCCGCAGACAGGTAAGACAGAAAACACAATACAGTTTAATTATATAATGGGTGACCAACTAATCAATGTTAAATATAGAGATGGTCGTAAAAACTTTAAACTGTATAAAGGTGCTGAAAAAGTATTTTACAATATAAATAGTATAATAGGTTATGACAGTTGCGTTATAACCGAAGGCGAAATGGATGTGTTAGCATTTCATGAAGCCGGTATTAAAAACGTAGTATCAGTACCTAACGGCGCGACGCTTACTAATAATAACCTAGACTATTTAGATAATTGTATTGATTACTTTGAAGATAAAGAAAGAATACTATTAGCAATAGATAAAGATGAACCTGGCCAAATGTTACAGCAAGAGCTTGTGCGTAGGTTAGGTGCTGAAACTTGCTTTATAGTAGACTTTGATGATTGCAAAGATGCTAACGAATACTTACTAAAACATGGTAAACAAAAGCTAGCTGAATCTATAGCAAAGGCTAGGCCTTATCCTTTGGAAAATGTAACAACATTTAAAGACATAGAGGGTGAGATAACAGA